AAGTGTTCACAAGTGTTGACATTCAATGCTTGTGAGAGTAAATTTAAGTTTGTTCATTTAAACAAGGAGAATCAAAATGGTAAGAACAAGAAAAGACGAGACTTACGATCAAATGGTTGCAAGATATAGGAAAAACCTTGGAGATGATATCCATGAGACATACACAGGGCGTTGTGTCCTTGGTGACCATGGTGAGTTCACATCTACCTTTGAAGGATTCCTCAATAACCCCATAGGTTGTAATGCTTGTATACAAAAAGGCATGACTGCATGGGATAAGGACTTCAACGAAGCATTAGTTTGGGAGGCAATAAAAAAAGTTATTGCAGATAAAAATAAACCTAAAGTAGAGGAGGCAGAAAGTGACACAGTATAAAGATGTTGTAGAAAAACAAAACCAAAAGCTTAAAGCAGAGAAAGATGCAAACACGCTTGTTAGCCTTGGTTGGCAAAGAGAAGAAAGTGGCAAACCTAATGTTGTCAGACACAAGATGTATCGAAATAGAATAGAATATGAATATTCTGATAAACGCAAAAAGCCACACACAGAATGGCTATAAATTATCCATGCGGTTGGTTTGACGCAGAACAATTACCAAGGGAAGACGATGAGTGATCCAACAAAAGATTTATACGACTACAAGGGTAACTTCTATGACGATGTTACTAAAAAACTTTACAAGTGGTCGGAATTAAAAAAAATATTAAAAGAAAGAAACGAGGGGGATAAAAAGGATGGTGCTAAAAAATAAACCTATAAGCTTTGAGCAAGCTTTGTATGCTTACAAATGTCATTACCAAGACATGTACAACATGAGTGATGTGGAGATGCCTGACATTGTATCTTCATATAACGATGCTAGAGGTGGTTGGTTTTTAAGAAGCGATCAAGCTGAAAAATTAGCTCATGTATTAAAGTCGGGTTATGTTAAACTAAACCATTAAGAGAGGACCCTAAATGTTATTTAAAAAGAAAGACGATATCTTGTTAAACACTAGCAAGATGACAGCCAGTGAAGTGATAGAAACTTACGCTAGGCTCAACCTGTTTCAAAAGGCAGGACTGCTTAGACTATTGGTTAGAGATGTGATCTTTGAACACAATGATGAGCAGATCAGTGGACTGGAGTTCAACAGCATTGAAGTAGACGGAGCTATTATTACAGCTAAATCAGAAGATTAGAGGCGGTTGGTTATTTTGCCAACCCTTCTCATGGTCATAAACTTCCACAGTTCAGGTATGGGTCTGAGATCGTTGTAAGCCATAGCAACACTAGGACCACTACCAAAATCTACATCTTGAGCTTTCTCTAAAAATTCTTTTCTGCCTATCCACCCTGCAACCATCACTGAGTCAGGTATGTCGTGTGGTGTGACAAGAATGGCTACATCAGCCTTGAAGTATTTCTTTTGTTTAAATAATAAATGCCCTGCTTGGGTAAAGGTAGCCTTCACATCAAAGGACACATCGTTGTCCCACATGTCAATGTTCATATCAATGCCACCCTTATGGATGTCGTGATCTATCTGAAAGATTCTAGCTACAGCTAACTCACCTTTCACACCCAAGAGATCAATGTCGTGATCGGTTCGAGACTTGTCTCTTCTTTGATTCGCAACACCACTGGCTCTTGCCAACTGCCAACGCAAAGATGCTGCTTGTTCGCATTCTGATAAATCCTGTCTTGAAAATCTTACTATCATAATAATCCTTTTCTTTTTTTATAAGCATGAATGCCAACTCTAAACATGGTTCTAGCTGTGTCATTCGGTAAGTCGTGATATGCCAAGTTTAATAACCTGTTTGAAAGCATATACATACGCTGAGGCAACCACGCCACTGCAAGGTGGGTGATTGTCTCAATGCGTTTGTCCTCAAAGCCATATTCTCGTAAAAAGTCCTCTCTTTCTTTTTGAGTGTTAAACTCTGAAGCTTTACCTGCCCAGTAAATATGATCGTGAATGGGGCGAGGTAAACTTTTAGCCAATTACAAATCCGAAAGTTTAATTGGCACAATCTGATTGTGTAAATTGTATGGTGTGTAAATACCTGTCTGCTCACACTTCAATAATAAATCCAGTGCTTGTTCATTCAGAGATCGACCATACTCAACAGCCTCAGGCTCCAACTCATAAACCACATATGGATATGGATGAGTCTTTTCTATTGCAAGAAACTGGAACCTATCAACCTCAGTCAAACCTACATTTTTAGCGGCATCAAGATAGAAAGCTGCCTGTTGATGATAGCCAAATGTTTTAACTGAATGTTTAAAGGCTCTTGGTGAAGCGTCACGACAGGTTTTAAGATCAACAATCACATTGTCTTGCAACATATCAAAACGAGCCTTACACAGATGTCCAAAGTAATCGAAGACCACTGATAGCTCAGTCTTATCCTCGCCTCTTGGTTTAAATGCATCAAGAACTTCACAGCGAGCTACACAAGTGTCATACAAATCTTGTGTGATAACGCTACGGTTACCAACAGAAGAAAGAAAGTCTGCGTACTCTTCTTTGCCTGCCTTGGTTCTTTTGTCAACCTGTGGTGCTATGACGAACTCATCGTCAAACACATGAGGTTCTAAAAATAAACAATGTTGTAATCTACCCTCAACAAAGAATGAAGCCTCACTGTCAGGCTTGACTTCATATTTATATTTATAAGGGTCTTTCATGATGGCTGAAAGATCATGTGATCTAAAAGCACCAAGATCATTGTATTCAGGGAAAGGCATGTCGTCATACACTCCCTCTTCGTAAACCACGACATCGAAGCGTGGTTCAAAATCTATTACATCACCCATGGTATAAAAGGGGGGCTACTAAATCTATTTGTTATGGAGAATCAAATATGAAATATATATCATGACCTAGTAGCCCAAACCGTTAAAACGGGATTTGTTCCTCGATTGATTTTTGACTGTCAGCCAAATTATCAAGAGAAGAAAACTCTGTTGACTCGTCTTTTTGGTATTTAGCACTTTCAGCTTTGTTAGATGCTACCACCTCAAAAGATTCATCGATCTTATTTTGAACCCATTCAGGTAAATTTACAAACACATCGCACATTTCTTTGTTGTCTTTTGCATACTCATCAACATCGAAAGCTACTTGCTCGTTAACTGTTGCAACTTTTTGTACACCACCTTCAGGGTGATAGACAGCAGTTACTTTTGGATTACCACCTGAAGTGTATTCAACTTCAAGTTCACAAGTGCATCCTAAGATGTTGGTTAAATCAAAACCTTTAAGCTCATCATCGGTAAACTTCTTATTACGCCATGCACATAAATGTAAAAACAAAGCAGACTTCTCATTTAAAGAAAGTGTGTATTGTTTCATGATTGAGAAAGGTTTGCCGTCTGACATCTTCTCATCTAGTTCCCAGTATAAGAATACACTGTGACGCTTTTTGGTTTCACCCTCATAGGTTTCATTGTGTGTTCCCACATCAACAATTCTATAACAGGTTGCTTTGTATCTACCCTTGGCAATGGTTTCGTAACCACCGTTACCAGTTTCGCTTATTGTTAAAGCCATATTTTTTCTCCTCAATAAAAATAATTATTGTTTATTTATTCCAAACAAAGTATATTGTAAGGTATTCAACACAACATAATATAGAAGTTTCACAGAGAGGGCAAGTATGGGAATCAAAAATATTAAAGGCGGAGGCAAGGAGTATGAGAAACCCTTGACCATGGAGTCAATGGGTAAGTTCACAGAGTTCTTAAAAAAACATGGATTTGAACCAAAACATGACACACTGGAACCTAACCCCGAAAAGCCACAAAGAGCTTACACGGTGGTTAATAACAAAAGAGCTATGTCAGGTTACTATGCTTACTATGATAACTTTGGCACACCTATTGGTTTTGCCTCTGATTATCGAACAGGACAAACTCATAACTTTAAATTATCTTCACGGAAATCTTCCGAGGTCAACTACGAAGCACTGGAAAAATTCAGAGAACAAGCAAGGCAAGACCAAGAACAAAAACATTTAAAGGTCGCAAAGAAAGCCAAAATGATTTGGGATGCAGGTAAACCCTGTGACTCACATCCATACTTAGATTCTAAAAATGTACGCTCACACAACCTGAGAGAACACAATGGCAAGCTCTTGATACCCATCATTGATGAGAAAGGCAAGATGTGGTCGTTGCAGACGATCATGCCTGATGGATCGAAACGCTTTCTTGCAGGTGGTCGAACAGGCGGTTGTTTCTTTTTAATAGGCACACATTTAATCAAGGAAACAAAGAAGATAGGATTTGGTGAAGGTTACGCAACTTGTGCGACCATCTTTGAAGATCAAAACATTCCTATGGTGGTTTGTTTTAATGCAGGTAACTTGTTGTCTATTAATACCAAGTTCATGGAATCCATTCCAAACAAAGAGTTTATTATTTATGCAGATAATGATGTCAATGGTATTGGTGAGAAGAAAGCAATAGAAGCGGCACAAAAGTCTAACGCTGAGGTGGTGATGCCAACAGAAGAAGGTATGGACTTCAACGATCAAAAAGCAGTCACAGGTGAGATCATTACCAAGAAGGTGGATGTCCCTGACCTCGTAGAGTTTGAAAAAACCACGCAAGGTCGGATCATGGCTACCACAGATAACTATCATGCACTCATGAAAACTTATGGCATTGAATGTTATTACGATGTGATTAAGAAACGCATTGAGATAGAGATACCCAACTTCAAACCCATAGCAGATTTAAAAGACGAAGCACATTTGGTTGAACTAGAAAACTTGTGCATTAAGAATTTTGTACCCCATCAAAGAGTCCGTGATGCGATGAAAATCATCGCCCAAGAACACAATCCTGTTGCCCGATGGATTGATAGTAAGCCTTGGGATGGTGTGTCTCGTGTCACGGATTTCTGCGATACCGTCACAGCAGAAGACAACAGACTCAAACACATGCTGATGAGAAAGTGGTTGCTATCTTGTGTAGCTGCGGCTTTTGAAGTTGACGGTGTATCGCTAGAAGGCTTATTGGTCTTCCAAGGCAAGCAAGGGCTAGGTAAAACACTTTGGTTCAAACGCTTGGCTGAGTTCAACAAAGGTTGGTTACTCGAAGGTGCTACCCTTGACCCAAAAGATAAAGACAGCGTGAAGAAAGCTGTGAGTCACTGGATTGTAGAGCTAGGAGAGTTAGAGTCTACCTTTAAGAAAGCAGACATCAACCAACTCAAAGCTTTCATTACTTCTAAGTCTGATGAGATGCGATTGCCATATGATCGAACCTTTACCAATTATCAAAGACGCACAGCTTTTTTTGCATCAGTGAATGAACCTGAGTTCCTCATGGATGGTAGTGGTAACAGAAGGTTTTGGTGTTTAAAAGTTACAGACATCAATCCGCATCATGGGATTGACATGCAACAAATGTGGGCAGAGGTCAAAGCTACGCTTTATAAACAAGGCGAGAAGAACTGGTACCTAACGAAAGAAGAAAGAGAACTCTTACAAGAATCGAATGAAGGATTCAGAACCCAAGGTGCAGTCGAAGACTTACTCATGCAACATGTAGACTTCAAGCCACTGGAATCAGAGAAGAAGCCATGGCAACTGACAGCTATGCTCAGAGCTTTAGGCATACGCAACCCAAGAAACATAGACTTCAAAGACGCATCAAGAGTGCTTACTGAGTTTGGTATTGAACCTAGAAAAACCAATGGTAAGAAAGTGTATGATGTTAGCTTGATAGATTTACCCACAGAGACCACCGATGAACCCCTTGCATTCTAGCGATGATAGTGGGCAACCTTGGGCATCAATCGTTGTCTCTGAGCATTTTACGCACAATTTTTTTTGACACATGAGACACGAAGCATTCACAGATGTATTCACAAAGGAGTTCATGAGCTTCACCGCAAGGA